GATCTCGGCAGTCGTCATGCGATCTTTCGCACGGAACAGCTTGTCGATCTCGTTCTCGTCACGAGTCTCACCAGTGGGCTCGTACACACCGGCATCGTTCTTCTTGGTCTTGTCGACCGTCTGACGAAGCACGCCGACGATGATTTCCTTGCCCAGCAAGTCCATCAGCATCTCGACCTTGGTCGGCACTTCAGACTTGGCTTCGGCCGAGTACACGTTGACCACCTTGGTTTCGGTGTCGAGCTCGGAGATCTCCTTGCCGCAAGTCAACAGAGCCAAGCTGTTGGCATGGTTGAAGCCAGGCAGGTAGAACTTCTCGCCGTCCTTCTCGTAGTAGTTCTTGCCGCCCTTGGCAGTACCGGAGGTCATCCAGAGGGTTTGACGGAGCTCACGACCAGCTTCGGTCTTGAGGTTCAGCACCAGACCCATGGCACCACCAGCGGACTTGGTGACGTAAGCCAGGGCTACGGTGGATTTGTACAGACCGGAGTCCAGAGGACCGCTGGAGCCTACCGAGTCTTTTTCTTCGGTGACGGACGCATCGGTCGAAAGGTTTGAGAGCAGAGACATGATGTTTTCTTTCAGGATTGGTTAAAGGTTGGTTTTGGTTTTACTGTGCTCACGCATAGTATTCTTTCAGCCGGTCCAAGACCAACTGGATATTGTTGTCGATAAAAGTCTCCTTTGTATCGAACAACCCGAGTGGACCACGAAGACGTTCATTGACCGTCTCTTTGGTGATCTTGGTTTGGAAGACATACTTGAATCCAAGTGCTTCCTCTTCAGGAGTAATGGTCAGCATGTCTGAGCCATAGTCCTTCAGCGCTTTGAGTGCCACTTTCTTGCTGGCAATGACAACGGTGAAGTAGGACTCCAGACCGTTGTTCTTCAAGGAGCCCTTCACAGGAACCTTGGTCTCCATCAGCATCTCCGATTCGTTCAGCGTGTCAGAGGTGTGCGCAGTGAAGATGATTCGCTTGGTAGAGCGAGCCACATACTGCTGCATCAGCGCTTTGAAGTACTGAGCAAACTGACCCCAGGCCTGCATGCCGTTGCTGGAATTCAGCACGTACAGGCTCTCGTACATGTCGAGCAGGTACGTCAGGGAGTCGATGATGATGGTGTGGATCTGAGGTTGAGTCTCAGCCCAGTCGAATGCCTCGTTGATCTGAAGCGGATCGGTGACCGTCTTCTGGATGAACTTGGCTCTGAATGGAAGCCGCTTGCCGGCCTCACAGTTCAGGTACAGAACGCCTTCAGGATCTTTGAGACCCATCAGCGAGGATGATTTGCCGGTGGCTGACTTACCACACAGCAGGACCAAATGGTCGTTGGTGTCGGACATGGTTTTCCTTGTTTGGTTTACCGCAGGAGCGCCGGAGAGCGCTTCCCGAGTTAGCGTTTGGAGATGGTCTTGGCCACTGTGATCATGATGGTGCTCATGACCTCGGCTTCGTCCAGCTTGTCTGCGATCTTGTTGTTCAGAGTCATGACTCGCTGGCGGATGTTTTCGAAGTCGAAACCACCATCCAAGAGAATCATTGCGTAGCGCAACAGCATGTTGTTGCGGTTGCCGTCACCGATGTTGTTGATCACCCAGCGCTCCAGGTTGTCCATGGATTGCTGTGAGTTCATCAGCTCCTTGCGCTCTTCGTTCTTGCTGGTCTTCGGAATGAAGGGCAGGGCGTCGAGCACTTCACCTTCGTTGTACTCATAGGTGCCGTCATGAGACAGCCACTTGCGTGCACGTTGGTTGGTTGCTGTGTCCACTTCGAATGGAAGCCACTCGTAGATGTTGGACATGAACTCTTTGTAGTCCTTGGCATCCATGGCCAACTCGTAGTTGATTGGCAGGATGATGCGGAACCGGTTCTCTTCTTCAGTGTGACGCTTGGTCGTGTAGATCAGGAACTTGTAGTTCTTCATCAACAACTTGACCGTGCTCATGCTGACACCGCCGTCAACGTCGATCACCACCAGGTTGAAGCCTGGAATGCAGTTGTCTTCGTTGCGATAGCCGCCATTCAAGTGGTGCGCCACCCAATGCAAGCCAGGGGCTTGAGTGAGTTGGTGCAGCTTCTCGAAAGGTGCGTGCTCGTTGCGGTAGTCAGTCGTGATGTCGGTGCTGTAGCTCAACACCATCTTGGAGAGATCAGTCGCTTTCAGCGTCTCGCCCCGAAGGAACTCGATGCCGTCAGAGAAGGACTTCTTGATGATGATGTTGTTTTTGTAGCCATAGGCAATGGCCAGAGACAGCATCTCCGACTTTTGACCTGTGGCTCCACGGTAGAACGGCAAGTCCTCGACCAGATCAGCCTGGGTCACATCACGCTTGCAAGTAGCGATGTACTTGGCCAGCTTGACGTAAGGACGATCACGGGTCAGCAGCTTGTTGAAAGCGTTGCCTGACTCCTCGGCCAGCTTGATGGCTTGGTACAGATGCTCCTGGGTCAACTCGGGAGAGTCGTCAATGAAGGCATAGGCACCGGCCAACTTCAGGGCCTTGAAGTAGCGGTGAGAGATCTCGGCTTTCTTGATCTCCTCGTGCTCTGGGTAGAGCTCGGCTTCACGCTCACACTTCAAGCGGTACTCGATCAACAGCAGACTGGTTTCCTTGCTGACGATCAGACGCTTGTTGACGTTGATGATGTCGGCCAGCGCTTCCAGCTTGTCCGACAGCTCGTCCAGGTAGGTGTTGCTGTCCTGGTTTGTCAGTTGGACGTACACCTCTTCAGGTGTCATCTCAGTGGACTTGTTGGACGCTCGGCTGTAACCGAAGAAGCAGCGGCGTGCGTAACCGGTCTCGAGCATGGAGTACAGCTCTTCCTCGGTCTTGCTACCGTTGAGCAGTTTGGCTGGGGTGCCAAACAGCATCATGTTGGTTGGAGTGCGGCCAACGATCTCTTCGTTGCGAACGCTGTCAGCGGTGTTCTTGATCAGCTTCTGCTTGACCAGGCCTACGTCGTACAGCTCCAGGAACGTGTTCAAAATCTCGACGTTGCCAACCAGGTTGGAACCAATCTCATCGATCTGCAGGTTCATCGAACCCGCATCAGCCATGAGCAGCTTGTGGCGCATCTGCTTGACCGCAGGTGCAGTACCTGAGTCGAAGCTGAACATCAGCGAGCCAAGGCTGTCGAATTCCTTCTGCACGCGCACCAGCTCTTCATCGGGGTCAGTGCTCTTGCGGTTGGCTCGTTTGAGTGCCAGCTTTGGCAGGTTGTTTTCAGCCAGGATTGGGAACGTCTCTTCGAGGAAGCGTCCACGGAACTGGTTGATCACCTGGTTCTCCATGATGTTGGTGGAGAAGCCCTTGCCGGAACCTGATGTGCTCAGGTTCAAGGCATACATGTTCACAGGGATGTCCCCACGATCATGGGTGGCAATCGTGGTTCGCATCATCGAAGCCACCAGGCTGAAGTAGTAGCCCACCAGCACACGGAAGAACAACGGGTTGCTGTTCTGGGTCTTGCTGCACAGGATCTGCACCAGTTTTTCTGAGGCTGGGTGGTACTCCATCTCGTCAAAGGTTTTCATGAGTTTCTTTCTTGGTTCAAAGGATGAGATCACCCGCTGCAATCAGTTGATCTTTTTGGGTGCACGCTGCAAATGCAGGGCAGTACTTGCATGCAGTGACTTGGCCAGGAACCTCTTTGACGATGCCGACGTTGCCGTCTTCTGAAAGACGGATGATTGCGTCTTGCATCGTGTCGAAGTTCTTGGTGCTGCGAGCAGTCTTGTCAGGGTTCTTGTAGTACTTGAAGACCGGCTCACTGCGCCACAGCTCTGAGTCATCACATTGAGGAATCTCTTCTTCAGGTGCATCCCAGTACTGTTCGATCAAAGCCAGCTTCTTGCGGATGTAGGCTTCGGTCTCGTTGAGTGACAGCAGATCAAATGACTGCTTGTGGAACCGACGAGGTGGATAGCCTGGATCGGTTTTGACCATTGCACCTTTCCAGTCGGTGAAGATGTAATGAATGTCCATCTGATCCTGGTGGATCTTCTTGGGATCAAGCCAGCGGTAGATGCTGCCTTGCAGTGGAAACTTGTCAGCACCGGTTTGGTTCTTGTAGGTGAACACTGAGGTGGACTTGAAGTCCTGCACTCGGCCTTCACCAATGAAGTCAAACTTGCCGGTGATTTTCCACTTGCCCAGTTGGCGGCTGAGTCGCTGTTCCAGGTAAATTGGAATTGACTCGACGCCATCGGCTGCAAGGTCTTGCAACTGTTCGTCAGTTGGGTTGATTCGGATCTTGTCGATGACTCGCTGAGGCAAGCCAATGTTTTGCATGGCTTGCTTGTAGTTCGACATCCACGCACGTTCGATGCCGTCGTGAATGGCAGTACCCATCCGGCTGTTCATCATGTCGGCCAGGTTGACCAGGCCTTCACCTGGAGGAACTCGAGTCGGCAGAATGATTTGTCGGAGTGGTTTCAGCAGTGTAGTTGCGCTGATGGTATTGGGATCATTGTCATGATCGTAGTGATCGGTGGCCAGGAATACTGCTAAGGCCAAAGGAACTTCGGATACGTTTGCGTAAATGGCGGACATGGTTTGCCTTTGTTGGTTTATCGAAGAAGCGGACGGAGCCGCGTGCTTGCTTACGGGGCAGACTCGTGAAGTTGGATGTAGCGGGTAAGCGTGTCCCGCGCTTCCTTGATGTCTTTGAGAGCTGACTTGCCACCAGTGCGAACACCGGAGAGCAACAGCTTCTTGCTGGCATGCTGGATGCAGCCAGATGGGTCTTGGATGTCGAAGAGGTGGTGCACCGCATAGACATCGATCTCTTTGAGATCACCGACTGGCTTGTAGTACTGAGGATATTTCTGAGCCATGCTTGGCTCATTGGCACTGATAGTCTTGGTTCCGAGTACCGTTTGAAGTTGCAGCTGGCAGTGGTTACAGAAGTCGGTTCCTTTGGTTGCGTGGTTTTGGCAACCGACCGATCTACAGGTTTCGCGCTCCATGTTTTTTCCTTTCTTGTAAAGAAGAAGAGCCCCAGGATTTGGGGCTCTTCACATAACCCCCGGAGGGGTCTGACGCTGCTTACAGAATCTCGCAGACGCCAGCCGTACAGGCCAGCTCTTTGGTATTCACAGTGGCATCGTCTTTCTCGAACTGAGCCAGTTGGCTCCAGTCGAGAGCAGGCATGCGTGCCAGCAATGCTTCGTACTCTGCTTTGGTGCATTCGGTGTACGGAGCCTGTTGGTACGTGTGATCGCTGTGAGGCAGGAAGCTCACACCAGCCAGCTGGTCGAAGTTCTGATACACCCAATCACCCACACCCATCCACTCGTGATCCTTGACGTAGACCGTCACGGACACGTTGTGCTCAGTCCATTCGGTCTGCAGCATCAAGTAGTGATCCAGCTGCTCAAGGGCAGTGCGATCGTTTCTGAACACTGCATGGCTTGGGCCTTGCACTGGGAAGCTGAAGATGTCTGTGCTGTCTGGCTTCATCACGCAGTCCTCGACTGGGAAGCCCTGTGCACGCATCAGCAATGCGAGTGGGTCTTTCTTGTCTGCACGGACTGTGCGGATGTAGTACTCAGAGTAGCGAGGGTGAATGCCGGATGCAGAGTCCACCAGTTGGCTGACTGTTCCGCTTGGCTTCACGGTGGTAATGGCCACCGATTGGTTGATGCCCAGCTTCTCAGCCCATTCCTTGTTGGTGGCAATCGCGGCTTTCTTCATCTGGCGCAACCAGTCACGCGATGTCTCACTGGTGTGGCTCAGGACTGGGTGATCCATGATGCCGGTCAGTGACACACCCAGCAGACGCTCTTCGATCTGGTTTTCTTTCCAGATGTCACGCACGTAGCGGAACTCGGTCAGCAAGGACTGGTAAGTCCCGATGATGGTGGCAACCTGAACCTTGTCGATCAGGTCTTTCAGTGTGTCTTCCTTGCGGATCACCACTTCAGACAGGTTGCAGACACCAGCGCTGCGAAGCGTGATCTCTGCACAAGGGTTGACACCCACGATCTTGGAAGGATCACGACGGCCTGAGTCGATGGCTTTTTTAATGGCCGCTTCACGGTTGAAGATGCCACGCTCACCTGACTTGGATTCGATCAGGCTCAGCCATTCCTTCATGAAGAGCTCCATGGCTGGACGCTCTGTGTAGGCTGCTGAGTTGTTGGCCAGAGCACGCTGAGGCTCGATTGCCCACCACTGACCGCTCTTGGCGCTACGCATGCGGTCGTCAGACAGGTTGCTCAGAGAAATCAGAGCACTGCGACGAACACCGCCTACAACCACGATGTCAGCGATCTTGCACACCAGGTCATGGCATTCGATCGATGTCAGCTTGCGACCGGCTGCACCCTTAAAGGTCTGGACGGCGAACTTGAAGAGATCGATCAGAGGCTGGGGACCACTGGCTCGGCCACCGAAGACCTTGAGCTTGGCTCCAGCTGGACGAACCAGGCTGGTGTCCCAGTTGGGGATGTAGCCTGCGTAGAGGTAGGTCAGCAGCTCACGGAAAGCTGAAGCCCAACCACGCTTGCTGTCCTGAACCACAATCGTGTGATCGACTGGAGTCAGGTGATCCACGGTTTGAATGTGCAGCTTGCCTTCTGAATCCATCATTGCTTGAGCACCGATGATCGGCAACTTGGCAATGAATTGACGTTCAACAGAGAATCCCATGCCAGTGCCGCACATCAGGATGTACAGGATCTCGTCAAAAGCTCGGGGGTCTTCAATTGCGACGAATGCGCAGTTGTAGCCAGCCATTGGATCACGTTCAAGTGCAGGGCCAGCTGTCATCAAGGCACGCATGGAAGGCATGGTGCGCAGACTCAGAATGCTGTTGAAGATCTGGTCTTTGGGGTAATGAGGAAACTTCTCAGCAAAGTAGTTGACGTACCGTTTGACGGTTTCATCCCAGTTTTCACGGCGCTGTTCAGCGTCGATCCACCGGGCATACCGACTTTTGTGCACGTATTCTTGAAGCGGGGTAGGGAGTTGGTTTGCTGGTTGCATTGGGTCTTTCTGGTTCCTGGAATGAAAAAGAGCCAAAGTCTCCCCAGGAAAACTGGAAACCTTGGCCCTTTGATTGGGGGATCTAAGTTTACTGGTTTTGGGTCTCAGTAGTTACCCTGAGTCAAAGCCGACCAAGAAACCGGGAATAGAGGTTGAATGATTTGGTTCACTTGTTCAGCCAGATCCTGGATTTCCTTTTGGGCATGGGAATCGGATCGCTGGTTGTAGAAGTTCGCATAGGCGTACAGGGAGCCTGTCCAGACCCAGTTGACCTCTACCCCTTGGGGCAGCATAAAACGGGCTTGCTCGGGGCATACGCCGTCGTCAATGGCCTTCTCGTAGCGGCGGATCAGGTGCTCGCAGTCTTCCCGGTACACATGGAGCCACATTTCACTGCGAGGATGCTTGCCGGCACTGCCTTGTTTCACTGATGCGGCCGACTCCCGGAAGTGATCCGGCAGGTAGAACTGGGGCTTGGTCGAGATGTACCGGCGAGACTCTTCCGACTCTACAAAACCGATCTTGTGCTTGAAGCACTGGACTCGGATGGGAATGGGAGCCTGCATCCGGAGAGTGATCTGGGGATGGCCAAACGGCACCCAGTGGCAAGGAATGCTTCTGAGGTAGGTGGCTTGGCGCTTGACCTCTTCGGTGCTCATGCCTTCGGCACCCAGCTCCTTGATCAGCTTTTCCCAGTCTCCAGAGGCCATGCCTCGAGCCAGGAACCTGACCAGGTTGTTGTTCTGGGCTTCGGTGAACTTGTCAGCCAGGGTGGCAAAGGATTGCCTGGCGTAATTGGCTACATCCCTGTCTGTCAGGTAATGATTTTCGTAAACAGCTTTCATTGGTTCTTTCAGTTGGTTTAAGGGGAATGGAGGATAATCGATCGCATTTATCGGAGATGTCTCTATGACAGCTTGCTCAACAAATACGTGTGGGGTCGGTGGCTGGGGTGGTCCCCTGCCTGGAGATCCGGACAACAACTCTGTCCTGACGGCAACTCCCGCTTTTGGCGGGATTGATGTGTCTTGGTCTTACCCTGCAGTCAATCCTTTTGCAGTGGCTCACACCCTGTTGTTCAGGGGTTTGACCGATGACTTTAATTCTGCTTTGCAGATTGCCGTGGTATCGGGAAGCCAATACTACGACAAGACAGAAAACAATCAGCTGATCGAGTATTTCTACTGGATCAAGATTGTTTCTGTGAATGGGACTGTGGGTGAATTGATTGGCCCAGCTTCTGCTGTTGCCAGACCAACCATCGATCAGATGATCGAATTGTTGAGTGGCAGGATCAATGCAGGTGTTTTGGCTCAGGCTTTGAGAACAGACATCGACCGTATTCAGTTGGTCAGTGCTGAGCTGCAAGCGGAAATTGACAGTCGTGACTTAGCCAACGCTGCAAACAACCAGCTGTTGGCTGAGATGCAGGCAGAGATCAATGCTAGCTTAGGCATCATCACTGACGAGATCACCGGTCGCCAGGAAGGCGAGTCAGCACTGTTGGCAGAAGTCAATGCAGCGGCAGCAGCCATCGCTCTGGAGTCTACGACCCGAGCAGCGGCAATCCAGAACGAAGCAGATGCAAGAGCAACGGCTCTTTTGAATGAGGCTTCTGCCAGGTCTTCTGGTTTGTCTGCTTTGCAGACTCAGATCAACACGCTTCAGGCTGCGTCTTCTGGAGACTTTTCAGAGCTGCTGTCTGTGCTGCAGACAGAGCAGACAGCACGTATTGCTGGAGATCTTGCTGAATCGACATCCAGAGAGACTCTGGCTGTTCAGTTGCGTGGCGACTATCTAGGAAACAACCCAGCCGAGTTGTCGACAGGTTTGTTGTTTGCTGAGCGCCAGGCTCGCATCGCGGCAGATGAAGTGGTGGTGAGTTCAATCACTGCGCTGAGTGCCACGGTCAGCACCAACGCTGCTGCACTGACTACGGAATCGACTACTCGAGCCAACGCTGATACGGCGCTTTCGAACCAGTTCACTACTCTGAGTGCACAGGTCAACAACGCTACGACTGGTCTGCCTGCCACTCGAGCTACGCTGCTGAACAGCTACTACACCAAAACAGCGACCGACTCTGCGATCTCTGCTGCCACATTGAACTTGGTTTCCAGCACTGGTTTGGCTACGGTTCTGGCCAGCTATCCGACCACAGCTTCGTTGACCCAGAACTACTACACCAAGTCTGCGACCGATGCTGCCATCAGCAGTGCAACGACAACGCTGACAAGCACCTTCAATACAAGCCTTGGTTTGTATGTGCCAACGGCGACACTGACGAACAACTACTACACGAAGACGGCAACGGATCTGGCTATCTCGACAGCCTCGACTACGTTGTCTTCCGCGTTTGATGTGAAGCTTGGGCTGTACACGCCGACGGCAACGCTGACGAACCTGTACTACACCAAGACTCAGGCCGACAGTGCGATCAGTGCAGCAACCCAGAACCTTGTTTCGACAACTGCTCTGAACACTGCGTTGACGGGCTACACGACAACTGCTGTTCTCAACACCAACTACTACACCAAGACTGCTGCAAACAGTGCGATCTCTGCAGCTGTTCAGAACTTGGTTTCGACTACGGCGTTGAACACTGCGCTCAGCAGCTATCCAACGACTGCCACGCTGACCACGAACTACTACACCAAGACGGCTGTAGATTCAGCGATCAGCTCTGCGACTCAGAGCCTGGTCTCGAACGCCGGTTTGGCAACCACGCTGGCTGCGTACCCTACGACAGCGACGCTGACCAACAGCTACTTCACCCAGGCGCAGACCAACTCTGCGATCAGTCTGGCAACCCAGAACCTGGTGTCGAACACAGGACTGGCTACGACTTTGGGCGGGTATGTCACCAACGCCACGTTGACGACGAACCACTACACAAAGACCCAGACCGATTCTGCGATCAGCAGTGCGACAACTACCTTGGTGTCGAACGCTGGCTTAAACACAGCCTTGGGTGCGTACACGACAACCTCTGCGCTGCAGACAAACTACTACACCAAGGCCCAAGCCAACACAGCAATCAGTGCTGCGATCACGACTTCCCAAACAACGCTGAACGGGAACATCGCTTCGGCTCAGTCCACGCTGCAGACCAACATCAACACGGTCGATGGCAAGGTCACTTCGATCGGTGCTCGATACACAGCGGTGGTGTCAGCCAACGGTTTGGTTGGTGGCTTCGGGGTCTACAACAACGGCACCGTGATTCAGGCTGGTTTTGATGTCAATGAGTTCTGGGTAGGCTCAAGCCAATCGAACAAGCGCAAGCCGTTCATCATCAGTGATGGCATCACCTACATCGATGACGCTGCGATCAACAAGCTGACCTTCACCAAGCTGCGGGATGAGTCTGGCTCTGTGCTGATCGAGAACGGCAAGATCAAAGCCAACTACTTGCAGGTTACTTCGATCAGCGGAGGTAACTACACTGGGTACGCTTGGCCTTCCAGCGGCACAGGCTTTCATCTTGGTCCTAGTGGTTTGCTATTGGGCAGGTACTCTGCAACCGATCCGACCAGCGGGTACTTCCAGTTCGACACCGCCACCAAAGCCATTTACATGAATGGTATGAGTATTGTGAACGGCCAGATTGCTTTCTCTGGCACGGTGATCAATACCGACAACATCAACAACGAGTCGGTCAACATCTTCAAGTTGGCTCGTGGTGCTGCGCTTCCGGATTACGTACGTACCTACAAAGGAGGCTCAACTCCTGGAGTGACTGTCAATGGTTGGTTGCCTTTGCAGTTGGATGCAGCAGCTTTGAACAACAAATTAGGTGCGGTTGATTACGACGCCTATCGTATTTTGTTACCTGCAGGCACTTACTTTTACGAGCTGTCAGTCCCAGTAAAGTGTGATGGTAGTGATACCAATGATGCTGCTTACACTGCCATCCTAGTAAATCCGCCAGGAACATCTGCTGGTTCTACGCAAACTGTGTGCGGTGAGGTAAATGTGGGAGGATGGAAAGACCCTCAGTATGTGTACACATGCTGGGAGGAATACACCCCAACAAACTTTACTGTCCTCAGTACTGCAGGCGTAAACGTATTAGGTGACTGGCAAACTGGAACTATTTTTGGTGTCGGTCGATTTACAGTCAACGGGTCGACTTACATTTCTGCTGCTGTAAAAACTACGGACGGCGGTCCTGCACTTCGAGTTGTGGCTCGAAACGGGTATTCGACTACGATTCTTCGTATCTGGCGTGACGCTACATAAGGACTTGCAATGTTTTCAATCTACGATTTGTTTACGGGAGAGATCAAAAGGGTCTCTGAAACAGCCAACCCAAGCCACGGAGAAGGCTTTGTTGAGGGGGAATACAGTTCAGCAACGCACTACGTCAAAAAAGGTGTGGTGCTTGAATTGCCTGCAAAGCTTGCCAATGAGCCTGTCTTTGACTACTTACTAGAACGATGGGTAGAGGTTGCAAACTTGGACACCCGCAGATTGTTGATGCAGCGGGGGAAGCTCTTGTCTGATTCCGACTGGACTCAGATGCCAGATGTCAATTTGGCAAACAAAGCAGAGTGGGCTGCATACAGGCAAGCCTTGAGAGACATGACGTTGCAGCCTGGCTACCCAGTGAACGTGGTTTGGCCTGTCAAGCCTGAACCAATAAGGTCTCAGGTCTTTGATGTGGGGAGCATGTAATGTACTCGTTTGAAAAACAAGACCTGAATGGCTTTGTAATACATAAGTCTTACCAGCAGATGGGTGACAAACACCACAAGAGGTTTGGGGTTGGTGTAACTCCTTTGAACCAAGGCACCTTGAACGTGTATATCCAAGGACAGTTCAAACTCAAATGTGCTGGCTTTGAGCAAGTGCTCAATGCTGGCCAGACAAGTTTGGAAGTTGCTTTGGAAACTTATCCTGCAGGTCAGGTGTTTGAAGAAGAGGTGCTGAGTGATACTGGCACCCGCTTTTGCATTGGTTGCAAGCAAAAGGGAACTTGGTACAGAGCCAAGATTGATGTGACACCAGAAACCCCTGTGACAGGTCCAGGCTTGATGGTGGTTTTGTCTGGGGAAATCGGGGGACAAGGTGTTGGAAGCTGCTTTGTCTTGAATGAAAACGAAGTGGGTATTGGCACTGGCACGGTAATTCGCTGCTGGGTATAACCAAGTTTCCTATGGTCTAATACGGACCTATCAACGGATGTCTGACTGAAGCAGGAACTTCCGACACGCAAATCTTGGATGCTATGCATCCATAGTCGGAGATCCTGCAAGATGACTGAACGAATCAAGCTGGTTCGAGGCGATACAGCTCCACAAATTCGCCTCACGCTGACTGATGAAGTCAGCACCACCCCCATCAATTTAACGGGCGCTACGGTCACTCTGCACTTCCGTGCAGTCGGTGCTGACACCGTGCTGTTCTCCCGTCCGGCATTCATCAACCAGGACATTGCTGCCACAGGTGTCTGTGTCATCTCCTGGGAAGAGGATGACTTGGATGTGGAGGCGGGTGATTACGAGGGCGAGATCGAGATCGTCAGGGCTGGTGGTGGCCGTGAAACGATCTACGACATCCTCAAGTTCCGAGTGCGAGAAGACTTCGCATGAGCTTTCGAGGGGTAGCCAATGCCGTCCGCGTCGCAGCCGTCAGGCTGAGCGCGGATGTTTCAGTTCGTCCTCTGAGTACCGTTCTGGTAGCTCGAGACGAACGCATTGCTGCCTCTTACACCGCCAGCAACATCCTGGCTGGGATTGTCCCGGCACACACCCATGCAGCGATTTCCGTATCGGCCGCTCAGCTGGCCTACGACCTGGGCGTCTGGCTGACTCACCTGAGGTATCAAGACAGCTTTGGTGCCATGGACAAGGCACTGTTCTCGTTCTTCAAGACCAAGACTGAAAACCTGCAGCTGGCTGAGGATGTCACGGCCCAGTTCTACAAGAACCTCAGTGAAACCCTTGGCTTGACGGACAAGCAGATCTTCTTGGTCTTCAAGAAGCTGGTTGATGAGGCTGGTGTTGAAGAGCTGTACCAGATGCGTTTTGCACGCAGCCGCTTTGAGCAGGCTGGTGCCACGGATGCCTATCAGCACATCCTGAACAAACAACCAAAAGAGACTGCCGGTGTACGAGATCTCCAAGGGTTTACCCTATACAAAGGCTTCAGTGAAGCCGGAGCAGTAGCTGAGAGCTCGCTCAGGGTTTTCACCAAGAACAACAACGACTTTGCAAGATTGCTTGATCAACGACAGAAAAGCTTTTCAAAGTCGCTCAAAGACTTTTTGAATGCTACTGATGACGTTGACGGTGCTGCTTCAATCTTAGATGACCAGGAAATTCAGTTCATCAAACAGCGTACCGATCTTGGTTCGGTATCTGATTTGTTTGCGTTTGCAATGTCCTACGTCCGTGCCTATGAGGACAGCTACAAAGCTCTGGACAAGATCATCTTTGGTTTTGGAAAGACGTTGCTCGAGACGAGCAGGTTTTCTGATTCAAAGAGCTTTGTATTCAGCAAGAAGCTGGCTGATTCATTTGGTTCAAGGGATGTGTTGGCCAAGGCAATGGCTCGACCTATAACCGATAATGCGCGTGCTGTGGATCTGAAGGCATTTGCCCTCAGTAAAGCACGAACGGATGCGGCCACATTGTCCGACAGTGGTTCGTTGAGAAGTCAAGGTTACTGTGATTTCTCTTACTTCTCAGAAGATTACGTCGGCACCTTCAGAACTTTCTAAAAGGAAAACATCATGATCAATGACAACCTCAAACTCTCTGGTGCCTTGAGCATCGTTTTGACTGACAAGGACGGCAACGTCAAGGATTCCCGCGAGGTGAAAAACCTGGTGGTGAATGCTGGCTTGGCCTACATCATCAGCCGCATGGTTGGTACAGCCAAAGCTGTGGTGAGCCACATGGCTCTTGGTGCTGGTACGAGTGCTGCAGCGGCTTCTCAGACCGATTTGGTGTCGATGCTGGGCTCCCGTGAGCCATTGGACAGCACCACGATCACAGGCACCAACCTGGAGAAGGTCCAGTACATCTCGACCTTTGAACCAGGTGATGCCACAGGTGCTGTGACTGAAGCAGGTTTGTTTAACGCTGCTTCGGGTGGCGACATGCTGTGCCGCACGGTGTTCCCTGTCGTGAACAAGGCTGCTGACGATCAAATGGCCATCACTTGGACCATCACTCTGAGCGCTATTTAATAAGGAGCTCAAATGGTGGCGATTACTCTTCGCGCCGACCTTACTCGTGGTCTGACTAACGAGGAGATCGACGCCAATATGACAAACCTCAAGGCGGCAGCGGAAGCTGCTGCTTTGACGGCTTCTTGGGCAGGTGTCACTGGCAAGCCAGCAACGCTGGCTGGCTATGGCATTACTGATGCTCAGCCTGTCGATGCTGATCTGACTGCCATTGCAGCCCTTGCTGGTACGTCTGGCTTTTTGAAGAAGACTGCCGCCAACACTTGGGCTTTGGATACCAGTACCTATTTGACTGGCATCACATCAGGTCAGGTGACTACGGCTCTGGGCTTTACCCCGTACAACGCTACGAACCCGAACGGGTACATCACAAGCAGCGCCAGCATCTCCGGCACGTCGGCTGCGGTGAACTACACAGACACTAGAACGATTTCTCCCTCATCGCATGGAGCAAACAGGCTCACGTTTGGCTTCACAAGCTGGAGCAACAACAACACTTCGCCTTGGGCTGACTACCTGCATCTGCGCGGCTACACGGACGCCACGGGTGGAAGTGACAACCTGCTGATGTTCCGCAAGGATGGGCTTGGCATTCGCGTATGGCAGCAATCCTTTGGCTCCGCAACGGCCTACTCCACGTTTAAAGATGTTGCGTGGACTGATGGCACGAACGCCTCCGGTACGTGGGGTATCAACGTCACCGGCTCGGCGGCCACACTGACCACGGGCCGCACTATCGCTATGACTGGCGATGTGACCTACACCAGCGGCAGCTTCAATGGCTCAGCGAACGTCACAGGTACTGCAACGCTGGCAGCATCTGGGGTCACAGCAGGAACCTACGGCAGCTCGACAAACATTCCTCAGTTGACTGTTGATGCAAAAGGCCGAGTAACTGCGGTTTCCAACGTCGCAGTCAGCATCCCATCGGGATCGCTGACATTTACTGGAGACGTTACTGGCACGGGCACCACTGGTTCAAGTACAGCCTTGACTCTGGCGAACTCTGGAGTGACCGCAGGAACCTACACCAAGGTGACGGTCGATGCCAAAGGCCGGGTGACCACTGGTGCTGCTCTTGCGGCTGGCGATGTGCCCACCCTGAACCAGAGCACCACCGGTAATGCAGGGAGCGTTACCAACGGTGTTTACACAACTGGTGAACAAACAATTACTGCCCGCAAGATCTTTTCTACGACCAACAGTGCTATTGCAAGTGCAAGTGGAGATCTTTCAACCTTAGAAGTACGCTCTACCAGCACCGGGGCGGCTTTTATGGCCTTCCATCGCCCCACTCTTTATGCGGCTTACTTTGGCCTCGACAGTGACAACGTGTGGAAGGTGGGCGGCTGGTCGATGGGGGCCAACTCTTACCCGATTCTCCACTCCAACAACTACAACACCTACGCACCAACGCTGACAGGCACAGGTGCATCTGGTACATGGAGCATCAACGTCACCGGAAATGCTGGGTCGGCGACGACTGCTGCGAGAGCAAGCGCAACCACTGTTCCTGCATCAACTGCTTTTACTAAATGGTTGTTTGCTACCACGAGCACTTCTGGGACTCTGGACTGGAACCACGTATCCAATACAAACCCTGGGGTTGGGGAAACGCTTCTGCTTGGGACGGCTACTAACGGACCTGGCGGAAGCAATTATTACCACCCATTCAACATTGAGTATTCAGGAATCAGTGGTGTCGGTAACGTCACTCAGATGGCGGTCGCTTACGGCAACGTCGGCAATGAGTTGTACATGCGTGGCCGATTTGGCGGCACATGGACGGGGTGGTCTCGGTATCTGAATAGCAGCAACTACAACTCGTACAGCCCAACTCTTACCGGCACTGGTGCTTCGGGGACTTGGGGTATCTCAGTCAGTGGAAGCGCTGGCTCAGTCTCTGGCGGTGCGGTAAGCGCAAGCTCCGTTTACAACTCGGGCATGTGGTACACATTCCCGGACGCCAATCGAGACGCCAACAACGCCGTCTGGTCTCCAAGCGCCGTTACTCGTGGCGTGGCTTACTTCTTTGGCACCGCATCGAGCGTCGGCACAGGTGGCAACTACGCCGGTGTGATGCAGTTCAACCCTTGGATTGGTACAACAGCAAGCACCGGTGATGCTTCATATCAACTGGCTTTTGGTAGCACAGCGGCCAACGGCGGGGGCGTGCCTCAACTCAGGATTCGCAAGGGTATCGACACCACCTGGAACAGCTGGTACGACCTTCTGACATCGGCCAACTACAGCACCTACGCACTGCCATTGACTGGCGGCGCTCTCAGTGGGGTGCTTACCATCAACAGCACCAGCGATAATCAGTTGCTGCTCCAGTCTACGGACTCGTGGACTGGTATTGGTTTCAATGACTCGGCTGTTTTAAACACAGAATACATCTGGCACAACGGAACTAATGGTACGTTTGCGATTGGTGGAGGTGGCGCAAACGTCGCTGGTAAGAAGTTGCACGTTCATGGCGGCATGACAGTTGGAGCAGGATACGCCACAACTGGCAATCCGACCAACGGCTTGAACGTCGAAGGTGCGATTCAGCAAGCTGGCAATCAAGTCCTTCACGCTGGCAACCACACAAGCTACAGCCCATCTCTCACTGGTACTGGTGCAAGCGGGTCTTGGGGCATAAGCGTCACTGGTTCTGCTGCGACACTGACCACAGCTCGCACGATCAACGGCGTGAGCTTCAACGGCAGTGCCAACATCACAGTCGCCGATTCGACCAAGCTGCCTCTTGCTGGTGGAACGCTGACAGGCGCTCTCACGATCCAGTCAGCAGCACCGATCCTGAACTTCTTCGAGAGCGATCAGACTCTCCCCGCTGGTCGTCGCCGATTTGTGCAGGACGGAAACGCGTTCTCACTGCGCCGGAATACTGCGGCAGGTGGCGATTTTTCCACCGAGGTTTACGACCTCAACGTGGATGCCTCCGGGAACTTCACTGCACTCGGCAACGTCACAGCCTACTCCGATGAGCGCCTGAAGCGGGACTGGGCTCCAGTTGCTTCTGACTTCGTTGCTCGCCTGGCAACCCTCAAGAGCGGAACCTACACCCGTATTGACAGCGGAGAGCGTCAAGCGGGTTCGTCTGCTCAAGACTGGCAGAAGCTCTTGCCTGAGGTGGTAGCCAGCAAAGACGAAACAGGCATCCTTGGTTTGGCCTATGGCAACGCAGCCCTTGTCTCAGCCATCGAGCTGGCCAAAGACAATCTCGAGCTGCGTGCTCGCATCGAGCGCCTCGAAGCTGCACTGAGCAAGCTGATCGGAGACTGAGATGGCACTACCAGCAACAGGTGCCATTTCAATGTCTCAGATCAACACTGAGCTTGGCAGGTCTGCAACTGCAGCTCTGAGCATGAACGACGTTCAGTGCCGAAGCCTTGCAGGCAACGGCACCACGATTGCCTCAGGTGCAAGCTGGAGCCTTGGAACAATTCGTGGTCGGCAGTGGAAAAGGTACAGCTTGGTTAGCACGATCTTTTACTGGGTTGAGTTTGGCTCAGGAGGCGGTCAAGTTGTATATGACGGCGCAACGCGAGGGTCTTTTGTGGGCGCTGCTCCTTCTAGCTTCACCACTGGTGGCTACACATATTACAGGGGGAATTTTATGTATACCGAGACTGTAACTGTGGGCTACTACAGCGACACCAACTCTTATTATGAAATCTCTCGAGCTTGAAAGACAAACCAATGATTACAAAGTTCAACATCAAAAGTGTCAAAGTCTTCGATAAGATCGGGGATGCGATTAACGTAATTGGCATGGTCGAATGGGTTGTTCGTATTTCAAACGAAGAGACTTCGATTCTGGGTATGGGTGAAACATTCATCCCAATTGGTGACCTTACAAACTTCACTGCTGTCGAAGATTTAGACGAGCAAACAGTGATGTCGTGGGTCATTGCCGCAGAAGGCGGAGATGAGTTTGTTCAGCGACTGATTGATGCACACAGGCCAATGCTTGAGCGCAAAGCCATCGAGTCCAGGATGACCGTCTTAAAGGTTCCGTTTGCGGGAGCTGATCCAAACAGACAAATCTTCCCAACCGCTTCTTCTGGGACAATCCCGTCGGCAGGTCAAATGGGCTTGCAGGCAATGAACCCAAGCCGACCAGCCAATACTCTTCAATCAGTTTAAGGATTGCCATGACCGCACCAATCATCAACGTAGGCCTTGTATCAAACGTCTTTGTTCGGCAAATGCACTTTGCTGCAGTGGGCGACTCAGAAGTGGGGCACAAGCATCGCTACGACCACATGACGCTGCTCGCCAAAGGTCAGCTCAGGGTCACCGTCAACGGCCAAGCAACCGACTACACAGCGCCGATGATGATCTTTATTCGTGCCAACCTGGTGCATGAGCTCGAGTGCCTCTCTGAGAACACGGTGGCTTACTGCATCCACGGACTGCGTGATGCCGACAAGTCAGACGACATTGTTTCGCCAGACATGGTTCCTCGTGGTGTTGTACTTCGCTCAATGATTGCTCAGGTCATCGAGTAAATGACTGCGGTTAACCGATTTCATTCCTCAGAGTTTTTTGGGGGCGCACCCATTCCTGACGAATGGGAAGATGCCCGTGCGTTCATGAATTGGTACATGACGAACGGAATGCCGTGGATGATTCCATGGGGAGCGGAAGTGATTTGCTCTGACGATGCAACTGCTATTGCTCTGTTTCGTAAGGGACGTTGGCTTGCTGAACTTTACTTGGTTCATCCGAATCTGCCTGTGCCGGTTCATTCGCATCCAGACGTTGAGTCGATCATCGTGTACTTAGGCGGTGGTGAGCAGGAGCAAGAGGATGAATTCGGTATGTCCACCAAGTGGGGCGTGATTGCTCCTCTCTTAAAGAGCGGCGAAACCCATGGCGGAAGACCTTTTGGTCAGTCTGCAAAAGGGTATGCCATGATCAATTTTCAGCACTGGCCCGAAGGCGTTGAAGTAACCTCTGCAGCTGTTCGCTGGCAAGGTGACACAGCCGGCCCAAAACAAGATGCACTGATTGCCAGGTATTTCCCGGCAGCAGTTCCTGTACCTGGCTTTGCAGATATAACTGCTTGTGCTCCAACTCCAATTCTTTAACCAACCAAGGAACCACCATGTCCGCAACCTTTGAAACCAAAATCAATGCCATCCGCACCGGTACCGTGGGCGAGCTCACAAACGTCGTCAAGCGCGTCGAATTCACCGTGAAGGGTACTGAGCAAGGCCAGAGCTTTGAGCTGCCTCAGAACGTCGATTTGGCCGATCCACAGAGCGAGGCCTTCGTGCCCTTGGCTCAAGTGACTGAAGCCAACGTGGTTCAGTGGGTGAACGAGAACTTCACCAACATGAGTGCTGTTCAAGAGCATATCCAATACGTGCTGAACCAAGAGGTAGCCAAGGTTGCTCTGGCTGAAGCTCCTCTTCCTTGGGCTCCAGCTCCTGAGCCTGTTACTCCCTGATCCATAGAAAGCTGTACTCATGGAACAGATGGACGTATCCCACCGGGAGATCTATGACCGCTTGATAGCGGTCGAAGCAAAGGTCGACAAGATCGACAAGGCCACTACTGATGTGGTGGCTGCATTCGGTGCCGCTCAAGGCGCTTTCGTTGTTCTCGAATGGTTCGGCAAGATTGCAAAACCAATCCTTTGGGTTGGCGCATCAATCACCGCGATCGGAGTCATATGGCAAAACATCCGCATTAAGTAAGAAAGGGGGTTTCTATGGAACCCATCACCATGGCCCTGACTGCCATGGCTGCTGTTCAAAAGACAGTATCCATGATCAAGCAGGCATCTAAAACCGCTGATGATGTGAGAAGTCTTGGCCCCTTGTTGGGCAGGTACTTCGAGCAGAAACATGAAGTCTCCAAGGCGCTGAACCAAGCTAAAAGCAAGGGCGGCTCCAACATGGGCAAGGCGGTCCAGATTGAACTGGATCTAAAAGCCCAACGTGACTTCGAAGAACAGGTCAAAGGCCTCTTCTTCCCTAACAACATGGATGTCTGGAACTCCATCATGGTCCGAGTGGCTGAGATGGACAAGCAGGACAAGATTGATCAGCAGATAGCTCGAGACCGTCAACGTCGAGCCAAGCAGGATCAAGAAGAAATGATAGAGATCCTGATCGTTGTCGGTGGCGTCATCGTTATTTTTCTCTTGGTTGGCTTCGGTGCCTACCTCGTTATGTTCGAGATGAAGCGATGAAATATCTGATCTTCCTCTGTTTGGGACTCTTCACAGGTTGTGAAGAGCAATACCGCTATTACTGTCAGAACCCAGACAACTTCCATGCAGAACGCTGCCAGAAGCCAAAGTGTCAATTCACTCAGACTTGTCCGGAGTATCTAGTCGCCCCAGTTTTGGAGAAACAAATTGAACAAACAAGACCTGCCTCTGCGCCAACCCCTGTCCGCTGAAGAGGCGGTCATGATCATGGAGGTCCGAGTATGGGCCTTCGTTGTTGTGGCTGTGACCATCATCTTGTTTGGCATTGTGGTGGCTCTTCTGTACTCCGTGACTTTCGTAACGCAGCCGATCAAGTCAATGGCTCCCATTGACCAGGCCTACACGAAGATGCTGAATGACATCGTGCTGCTGATCGTGGGTGGTATTGGTGGTGTGATTGGTAAGCGTGCTGTATCGACAGCAGCCAAAGCATTCTCACCACAGCCCCCACAGCAGCCGATGTGCCAACCAATGATGGGTGGCTACAACCAGAACAGTTACGCCCCTCCACAGTCTGCGTATGGCTTGCCATCACAGCCGTTTGGTGCAATGTCTGTCTGGAAGAACCCAGAGCTCGATGAGAGCTGGACACCAGGTCCGCCTCCCACGACACCGCCTGAATATCAAGAGCCTGACGAAGACCGCGCAGAGATTGCTGCAGCACGGAAGGAAGAAGAATGAATCCGCTAACCCTTTACCCAGCGATTGCGCTTGTTGCACTCCTTGCCATAGGTGGCTTCTACAAGTACGGCTACAGCAACGGTTGGGATGATCGGGATACCGAGACTCAAATAGAGATTGCTCGCAAGAACGAAGAAGCTCGAGTCAAAGAGCAAGAGATGGCAGCAGTTGTTTCTGCCAAGGAAGCTGAACTTAGAAAGGCCAACGATGTTGTCAACAAAAAGCAAACTGATCTTAATCGCCTCATTGCTACTGGCAGGGTGCGCCTCCCCGCCGCCAGTTGTCCACAAGCCAGCGTCAATCCCGCCACTCCCTCAGGAGATCGGGACAAAGCGCCAAGCCAACCTGACCCAGCGACTGACGGACCTTCTGATTCCGAGCGAGAAACCCTCCAGCTTATCGCCCAAATCGCCGCAGACGGAGACCGGGCAATCAATCAGCTCAACGCCTGCATTGACGCCTACGAAGAAGTAAGGAGCAAAGCAAATGGTAACCCCTGAACAACTGCAACGATTGCACATTGCTCCTCAATGGGCCGAGCCACTGAACGCTACCTTTGAGCGATTCAACATCCGGACTCCTCGTCAGCAAGCAGCCTTTATTGGCCAGTGTGGGCATGAGAGCGGAAACTTCCGTGTGCTTGAAGAGAACCTCAACTATCGTGCTGCCACGTTGCTGAAACTCTTTCCAAGAACACCAAAGAGAACTTGGGGATTCACGCCTGAAGAGGCTGCAGCCTACGAGCGCCAGCCCAAGAAGATCGCCAACCGCATCTACGGCAATCGAATGAACAACCGCGACGAAGCGTCAGGCGATGGCTTCCGTTTTCGTGGACGCGGAATTTTGCAATTGACCGGCTCGGCAAACTACCACCACGCAAGCCAA